AGGGGAGGCTCGGCCGGGCTGAGCTCCCGCCTGCGCAGGAGCGCATTGCGGTTCAGGATGAGTTTGGGGGGCGGGATGGACGAGGAAATCGACAATCTGGTCGTGCGGGTGCGGGCGGATACGCAGGGCTTTGCGCGTGATGTGGAGGCCATGCGAGGGGCGCTGGAGGGGCCCTTGGCCACGGGCGCGGAGCGAGCCGGACGGCGGATCGAGCAGGGCTTGCTGCGGGCCGTGCGCACCGGGGCGTTCGGGTTTCAGGAATTGAAGGCGGTCGCGCTGCGCATGCTGGATGATATTGCCGCCGGCGCCCTGCGGGCCGGGGTGAACAGCATCGGCGGGGATGGCGGGCTGATCGGGCTGGCCGCGTCGGCGCTGGGTCTGCCGGGGCGGGCGACCGGCGGGCCGGTGGCGCCGGGCCGGGCCTATGTCGTGGGGGAGCGGGGACCCGAGGTCTTCGTGCCGACGATGAGCGGGCAGGTCGTTGCCAATGGCGGGCCAAATGGTGGGCAGGGCGGCGGAAGCGTCCGGGATGTGCGGGTTTCCATCGCGGTTCAGGGGCAGGGTGCCGACAGCGCCCGATTGCTGGCGCGCAGCGCGCGGCAGGTGGCGCGCGCGGTGAGGGGAGCGATAAACGGATGAATGCCTTGGGCTATTGGCTGGCGGATGGGCGGCGGTGACAGGAAACGCGCTTCATGAAGCGTTTCGCGCCGACGCACTGGACCGTCAATTTCCCCCGGCCGATGATGGCCAGCGTGGTGACGACCGCGCCTGATGCGTTGCGGGTGGATGCGGTCTTCTACGGATCGGGCGATCTGGCCGGGCTGATCTGGGAAGCGGAGGACAAGTGGAGCCATGCTCTGCTCGCCTATGAGACGGATCGGGATTTTCGCGATTGCGTGCTGCGCTTTCGCTGGCGCAGCGGCGGATTGCGGCGGCTGGACCAGACGCATGGGCCGACGCTGACGATCGAGGGGAGGGACGCGGCGGGCGATGCGCGGGCTTGGTATGTACGCTTGTGGAACTATGCGAGCGGCGGACCGGAAGATGCTGTCATCACATTGGATTTTTCCGCGATCAGGAGTGGATTCCTGCCGAGCGAGGGGGAAGATGTCTGGGCGGGCGACGTGGACAGGATGTTCCTCTCGCTCGCGGCGCCGACTTATGATGCGGGGAGCACGCCGTTCGCGGCCGGCGTCGAGGGATGGTGCGAGCTTTCGGACATGCGCTGCGACGGCGCCGGATCGGTGCTGCGCATGGGTGACGTGGTGCTGCCCGAACATGGGCTGTCGATGGCGACCGGCTATGACGACTGCTTCAACCAGACGCCGGAGCGGATCGTCGCGTCGATCCATGCATTGGGTTATCGCGGGGACATCAACCATTATGTCGGGATGAGCCATTATTTCCGGCTCGAGCCCCTGGGTGGCGGACTTTATATCAGCCTGGCCGGGGGCGTGCTGAATGCGCCCTGCGCGGCCTGGCATGCCGATTTTGCGCGGCGCGCGAAGGCATTGGGGCTGGGGGTGATCTGGTCGCTTTCCTATGAGCTGTTCGATGCGCATTGCTGGAATGACTGGAAGCAGAGGGCGGAGGATGGCACGCACGCGCTGACGGGCTGGTCGCCGCCGTCGACCCTGCTCTCCCCGGCGCATGACGGTGCGATGAGCTATTTGCGGATGGTGGCGGGGGCTTTTGTTTCCATTGGTTTGGCGGCTGATATTCCGATCAGCTTTCAGGTGGGTGAGCCCTGGTGGTGGGTGATGCCCGCGGATGGGCGCATCTGCCTGTATGACGACGCGGCGCGGGCGGCCTTTGGCGGGGCATTGGTGTCGATCCCGGACGTGCGGGGCGCGCTGAGCGGCGGGCAGAAGGCATTGCTGGATCGGGCGGGCGAAGTGCTGGCGGCCTCGACGGCGGCGCTCTGCGCCTGGGTGAAGGGAGTGGCGCCGGGGGCGGTGACGCATCTGCTGGCCTATCTGCCGACCGTGCTCGATCCGCTGGCGCCGGAAGCCAAGCGGGCGAACATGCCCTTGGGCTGGGCGTCCCCCGCCTTCGATGTGTTGCAACTGGAAGATTATGACTGGGTGACGCAGGGGCGCGAGCGGCTGACGGCGCGGGGTGTCGAACTGGCGGTGGAGCGGCTGGGCTATCCGGTCGAGGCGCAGCATTATCTTTCAGGCTTCGTGCTGCGCGGCGAGGATGCCGCGCAATGGCGCGAGATCGCGGCGGCGGCGGATGCGGCGGTGCGGCGGGGGACGGCGGCGACCTTTATCTGGGCGCTGCCGCAGGTGGCGCGGGATGGCTTCACCTGCTTCAGATTATCCGGGGAGAACGATGTGCAAGCCTTTGACGATTTGTCTTTTCCTTTGGGCGTTGGGCGGGAGGCGAGCGTGGCGCCCGCCTTTTCGACGCAGGTCGTGGAGAGCGTTTCGGGGCATGAGCGGCGCAGCAGCGACTGGGCCGATGCGCGATTGTCCTTCGATGCCGGGCCGGGCGTGCGGTCGGAGGCGGACATGGCGGCGCTGATCGCCTTCTTCCGGGCGCGGCGAGGGGCGGCGCGGGGGTTCCGCTTCACCGATCCCTATGACGATCGCAGTTGCGGCATGGGGGAAGCGCCGGGGCCGCTGGACCAGCGCCTTGGACTGGGCGATGGGGTGCGGACGGCGTTCCCGTTGCAGCGCTTCTACGGTGCTGGCGAAGAGGCGCAGGTGCGGCGGATCACGCGGCCGGTGGCGGGCACCATCAGGGTGGCGGTGAATGGCGCCGAGATGGTGGGCGGCTGGAGCCATGCCGGGTTGGGAATGATCGCCTTTGACGCCGCGCCTGCGGAGGGTGCGGTGCTGACCGCCGGTTTCCGCTTCGACGTGCCGGTGCGCTTTGCCGAGGACCGGCTGGACATCAATCGGGCGACCTTCGCGGCGGGCGAGGCGCCTTCGGTGCCGTTGGTGGAGATCAGGGAATGAGCGGAACGGAGGCTTTGGCGAAGCCGCTGGCGACATTGGCCTTTTGCTGGCGGATCGAGCGGCGGGACGGGGTGACGATCGGATTGACGAGCCATGATCGCGATCTGGAGATTGGGCACATGCTCTATCGTGCGGCGCCGGGGATGACGCCGTCCGCCGTGCGGAGCGGGATTGGCCTGGAGGGCGCGGACAGCGATGTCGAGGGCGCGCTGGTCGCGGATGCGATCAGCGAGGCGGATCTGGCGGCCGGGCGCTGGGACGGCGCCGGGCTGGAGTTGCGGCTGACCGAGTGGGAGGCGCCGGGCGACCTCTGGCTGCTGCTGGCGCGCGGCGAGATCGGCGCGGTGAAGCGCAAGGCGGGGGCCTTTACGGCGGAGCTGGTAGGCGCGATGGCGGCGCTGAAGGCCTCTGTCGCGCCGTCCACATCGCCCGATTGCCGGGCGATGCTGGGAGACAGGCAATGTCGCGTCGATCTGGCCGGGCGGCGGCGGGTGGTCATTGTCGGCGCGGTCGAGGATGCGGTGGCGAGCGTGGCCGGGCTGGAGCCGGGGGCCTATGCCTTCGGGACGTTGCGCTGGCTGACCGGGGCCAATGGCGGGATAGTGCAGGGGGTGATCGACAACGGCGCCGGCGATGTGAGCCTGGCCGATCCGCCGCCATTTGCGGTGGAGGCGGGGGCGCTGGCCTTGCTGACCGAGGGGTGCGACCGGCAGCTTGCGACGTGCATCGGCCGGTTCGGCAATGCGGTGAATTTTCGCGGGGAGCCTTATCTGCCGGGGACGGATTTGCTGACCCGCTATCCGGGAGCCGCATGAGCGACGCGGTGGCGGCGGCCAGGGCGCTGGTGGGCGTGCCGTTCCGGCTGCATGGGCGGTCGCCCGAGCGGGGGCTGGATTGCGTCGGGCTGGCGGCGCTGGTCCTGCGGCGGGCGGCGCCGGAGGGATATGGGCTGCGATCGGGGGATGAGGGCCGGGCGTCGGAATGGTTGCGGGCGGCGGGATTGCGGCGGGTCGAGGCGGCGCGCGAGGGCGATCTGGCGCTGGTGCGGCCGGGGCCGTTGCAACTGCATCTGATGATCGTGGTGTCGGGCGGGCATGTCCATGCCCATGCGGGCGTGGGGCGCGTGGTGGAGATGCCGGGGCCTTCACCCTGGCCGGTGATCGGTTACTGGCGGGCGGAATAGGAGTATCTATCTATGGCGACGATCGTGTTGACCGCCCTTGGCACGGCCATTGGCGGGCCGCTGGGCGGTGCCATTGGCGGGCTGATCGGCAATGCGTTCGACCATGCCGTGCTGTTCAAGCCCAAGGGCGTGGAGGGGCGGCGGTTGAACGAGATCCAGGTGCAGACGTCGACCTATGGATCGCAGGTGCCCAAGCTGTTCGGAATGCTGCGGGTCGCGGGAACGGTGATCTGGGCCACCGACCTCAAGGAGGCGCGGCACAGGAGCGGCGGTGGCAAGGGGCGGCCCAGCGTCACGAACTACAGCTATTCGGCCAGCTTTGCCGTGGCTCTGTCGGCGCGGTCGGTCAGGTCTGTGCGACGGATATGGGCGGACGGCAACCTGCTGCGCGGCGCGGCCGGGGACTTCAAGACGGAGCTGGGAGCTTTCCGGCTGCATGAGGGGGGAGAGGATCAGCCGATCGACCCCCTGATCGCGGCGGCGCAAGGATTGGCGGCGACGCCGGGGCATCGGGGGATTGCCTATGCCGTGTTCGAGGATCTGGCGCTGGCGGATTATGGCAATCGCATCCCCTCCCTGACCTTCGAGGTGGAGGCGGATGAGGGACCGGTCGCCATTGCCGATCTGGTGGCCGAACTGAGCGGGCGAATATTGACGGGCGAGGGGCTGGGTACGGTGGCCGGCATGGCGGCGAGTGGCGCGGACGTGGGCGACGCGCTGGCGCCGCTGGTGGAGGCGTTCGACCTGTCCCTGCTCGCAGAAGAGGCCGGACTGCGCCTGCGGACTGCACCGGCCGAGGGCGCCGCGCCGATCGGGTCCGACGATCTGTGCCGGTCGGTCAATGGACGGGCGCTGGACGGCTTCGAACATTCGGGCGGCGCGGCCGACAGCGTGCCGGCGGCCCTGTCGGTCCGCTATCATGATCCGGCACGCGACTATCAGGCGGGCGTCCAGCGCATCGGCAGGCCGGGTCCGGGACGGCTGGAGCAGGGAATGGACCTGCCCATGGTGCTGTCCGGCGACGAGGCGCGGTTGCTGGCGGCGCGGAAGCTGGGAGCGGCCTGGGCCGGCCGATCGACGATGACGCTGCGCTGCGGCTGGGATGCGCTGTGTCATGCACCAGGCGACGTCGTTGCGGTGGAGGGCGTGGCGGGCCGTTGGCAGATCGAGGAGCGGGAGTGGGAAGGCATGGCAGTGCGTCTGGCGCTGCGACGCTTGCCGGGCGGGGCGGCGGCAATTCCAGCGGGCGCATCGTCGGGCGCGGTGGTGCGGCAGGCTGACAGGCCACATGGACCGACCAGATTGATGCTGGCGGACCTGCCCATGATCAGGGAAGGGGCGGCGACGGCCCCCCTCCTCATGGCGGCGGCGAGTGGTGGAGAGGGTTGGCGCGGCGCGGCGCTGTTCCTGATGGGTGCGACCGGGGAGGCTTCGCCTGCCGGGCGGACGGCGGGTCGTGCCGTGATGGGGTGGGCGGACAATGGCTTGCCCGCGGGCAGCGCGACGATGATCGACCAGGTCAACGCTCTCTTGGTGACTCTGTTGTCGGGGGACATGGAATTGAGTGGAGCGGATGAAGTTGCGCTGGGGATGGGCCGCAATCTGTGCCTGGTCGGGCAGGAGCTGGTCCAGTTCAGCCATGTGGTGCAGACCGGCGAGGCCAGCTTTCGGCTGGAAGGATTGCGGCGCGGCCTGTTCGGCACCGAATGGGCCATGGCATCGCATGAAGAGGGCGAGGCTTTCCTGTTGCTGGAGGAGGACCGACTGGTCGACCTTGCCCCCCATGGCGCCGGAGCCGATATTGGCGGCGGCCTGCGCATGGCGGCGATCGGCGTGGGCGACAGCGAACCGGCCGAGGCGCTGTTGACGATAAGAGGCGAGGCGGTGATGCCGCCTTCTCCGGTGCATGTGACGGCGCGTGCCGACGGGGCCGGAGGCTGGATCATCGGCTGGACGAGGCGCAGCAGGAATGGATGGCGCTGGACGAATGGCGCCGACGTCCCGCTGGGCGAGGACCGCGAAAGCTATGAACTGCGGCTGTTTGCAGGGGCGATGGAAGTGCGCAGGATCATCACCGACCACTCGCCCTGGGTCTATGAGGCCGCTGCGGTGACCGAAGATATGGCGCATCCCGGCGAGCTGGCCTGCGAGATTCGGCAGATCGGCACCTATGCGCCCGGCAGGGCGGCGCGGATCGCCCTGGCCGCCTGATCATGGCCTTCCGAAAGAAAAGGACAATTATATCATGACGATGGATTCGACATGCCGTTGGGCCTTGCCCCAACTTTTTGCCGGACAGGCGCAGAAGGAGTTGTTTCACAACGAGGCATTGGCCCGGATCGACATGCTGCTGCATGGGGCGGCGGAAAGCGCGGACCTGGACGAACCGCCTGTGGCGCCGACGGCGGGTACCTGCTGGATCGTGGCGGCCGGCGCGGTCGGTGCCTGGGAAGGCCAGGACGGCGCCGTGGCTTGCTGGACCGAAGGGGGCTGGCGCTTTGCCGCTCCGCGGGCCGGCCTGTCCTTGTGGGTCGTGGACAGGGGGCACGCCATGCAGCATGACGGCGTGAACTGGCGGGATAGCGCTGTGCAGGCGGATGGGATCCATATTGGCGGCACAAAAGTGGTCGGCGCCGCGGGGGCGGCGATCGCCAGTCCCACAGGGGGCATGACGGTCGATGCGGAGGCGCGTTCGGCGCTGGTCGCAATATTGGGAGCGTTGCGGGAACATGGCCTGATCGCAACGTGA